AGACTTCATCATTCTCGCAAAAATAATCAGAATGGTTCTCAACGAGGTATTCAATGCGGGAATCTTCTAGTTGGTCATCTGAACAAGAATCATCATGGAATATTGTCGAATCATTAATAAGGCTATTGTGGAGTTTTTCTTCTTTATTTCTTAAATAGTTTCTTCCAAAAATGATATATTCAAAATAGCTTTTTGCGTCATTTACAAAGTAAGAATCGATATACGGCATTTTATATTTTTTTAATGTATTTATTATTTGTTTTTTATAAATTTTACACCAATAAAAATGACGCAGTAATTCGGCAATAATTGCATTAGTTATTACATACGCAAGCACTATTTCTATAGAAAACTTAAGTATACCGTATGTGTCTTCTGTATGTGGCAAAATTTTAAAATATCTAAAGCAATAAGAAACCAATAATATACTAAATATCGGGCCTAATAATATACCGGCCAATAATCTTAGCGATGCAAATTTAGGCATAGGCACACATCCTTTGTGTAGATTCACACTGTCTGCAGGACCCACACGACTTGCCCGAGGACTGTTCTCTCCTGTTCGGCTGGATTGACTCGGACGGGCTTGTACTTCGGATTATCCGAGCACAGCAGAAGATCCCCGTCTTCAGACAGTTTCAGTCGCTTCACGACCCGGCCAAAATACGGAATGGACACCAAATAAATTCCACCCTCTGTGACATCCTCGGAGAGCGGCGCAATGCCAACGATCGCCCCGTCCTTAATCGTCGGCTCCATCGAATTTCCCCGGACAGTTAAAGCCACCATATCATTTCTATAAAACTGGGGAAGAACTCTAATGACGGTGTCAGCTGTGCCGTACAGCTCCTGCGGGGCTCCTGCCCCAGTCTCGCCCATAAGGGGAACGGCCGGCAGAGCGTCCTTTGTGCCGGAGACATTCTTTTCTTTCCCAGGCCCGTAAAAATTTTCAACTCCGAGAGCGTCAACAATAGCGCCGACATTATCCAGGGACGGCGATTTAGTTGTTCCGTTAATTATTTGGCTTAGCGAGCTCTGCCGGATGCCGGCTTGTTCAGCGAAAGCTGACTGCCACCCACGCTCCTGGCTCCGCTGTTTCAGCAGCTGAAAAAATCGGTCTTTGAATTTCATTTTGGCCTCCATCCTTGCTTATACATATTTAGATAATCGGCGCAAATCGGAATTCAAATATACCTTGCCAAAATATCGAAATTCTAATATTTAAAAATCCATGGATGAAAAAACGCTAAGAGAAGCTCTTTGGGCGATGCTCAACGGTGGAGCCACTCAACAGGAAATCGCCGACAAGGCCGGGCTGTCCCAGAACTGTATCAGCCGGTTCCTGCATGGCACTAACGACATCTCGTTCTCGAGGGGCTTGAAATTGATGAAGGTTGTCTTGGGAGCACAGGCAGAAAGTGTGGAGCCCCCGCCCAAGGAGGCTTCCGATGCCCAGTGACTACTACGGCGAAGCGCGCGTCAACTTCGACTGGGACTATCTCGCGCCGCTCTCCATCTACGAGCGGGGGCTCGTCATTACAGCGGTGGCCGCCCTGAACGGGGAGGACGCCATGCCGAGACTCACTGACGGAGCGGTGGAGGCTCTCGGGAAGATGTGTCCGGAATGGGATTTTTCGCCATATGTGGATAAGGGGAGGGTACAGTGAAGCAATGGTTCAAGCTGACGGACACGACCGTCATGAGCCTCAAGTGGCAGCGCATGGCCCGCAAGCTGGGAGTGTCTCCGGCAGTCGTGAGCTTCGTCTTCATGGCGGCCATGTCGAGCGCCTCACAGTGCAATGACCGGGGAAGTCTGCGGGACTTTGACCCGGAAGACGTCGACTTCTTCGGCGACTTCGAGGATGGAACCACATCCAGAGTCATGGATGCGCTCACAGATGCCGGGTTCATCGAGGATGGCCGGATTGCTGGCTGGGAGGAGAGCCAAAGCCGCCCTTCTCAGGAAGAAGCGGACAGGGCACGTCTCCAGGCTGCCGAGCGGAAACGCCGCCAGAGAGCGAAGGAGCAGCAGACTGAGGAGGAGGCTGTCACGCCCTTGTCCCACGATGTCACGCCATGTCACGCTTCGTCACGGGATGTCACGGGATGTCACGCCGTGTCCCACGATGTCACGCATACAGATCAGATCAGATCAGAAAAGATCAGAACAGAAGATCTAAAACACACCCCCCTTACCCCCCAGGGGGAAACGCAGGGTGTGGGTGAGGGACCTGCCGAGGATTGCTCTGACGTTTCTACGAAGACACAGCCCGTGAATACCGGTCTTCCTTCGAGGGGGGCTAATGCTTCGTGGTGGAGGGAGTTCGCCTCACTCTGGGATATCTGGCCTAACCAGCAGGGCAAAGATGCGGCATGGGCCGTGTACTACGACCTCAGGCGCCGAAAAATCGACATGCCTCCCCTGTACGTCTTGCGGGATAAAGCGTCAGCGATGATAGCCCAGGACCGGAAGTTTCTCGCAGGCTACACTCCAGAGCTCAAGACATGGCTCAGGGAGCACAGATGGAACGATGAACCATGCCCTCCGAGGGACGTAGCCGGCAGAGGCAGAACCTCCAGAGAGCAGCAGATGGCCACAGATGTGGAGAGAGCGGCCGAGGCTGCCCGGCGGTTCGAGGATTTTTTTGAGATGGCCGCTGATGAACCGGCGGCTGAAGGAGTGTTTGCATGAGTGACGAGCAGACCAGGAAGACTTACGCAATCAGGGGCATGCTGGACGCCCTTGGGCGAAACATCAGTGTGGCAGGACTGAGCCTGTGGAGCATCGTCCTGCGGGACATCCCAGCGACGGTGGTAGAGCAGGGAGTCGTGCATTATCTCTCCTCGAGCGAGTCCGAGTATGCGACGCCGTCGAAGTTTAGGCAGTTTCTGCTGCGTATGCAGGGCAGGGGCATCCCCGACACTAAGGTTGCTGCTGCCCTGGAGTGGGAAAAGCTCATCAAGGCCATCACGGACTACGGCTCGTACAACCGCCCTGAGCTCCCAGAAGAGACGGCCCGTGTCGTTGACTCCATGGGCGGATGGGGAGCCGTGTGCCAGTGGACGAATTCGCAGCTCGAGTTTAAGCGGCGCGAGTTCGTCGAGGCGTGGAGGGCCATCCAAGAAACATCTCCGGAGCCACAGGGCGCGTTGCCTGAAGACGGCCGCGGCGTTCTTACTTCCGCCAGCCATGGAGGTCAGCATTGTCAGCAGCTTCTCTGAACGCCATCACCCTCATCGGCCTTCTCGGCCGTGACCCCGAGGAGGTACACGCCGGACAGAGCCGCTTCGCGCGCCTCTCCGTGGCCACGGATGACGGATACCGTGACCAGAACGGCCAGAAGGTGGAGCGCACCACCTGGCACAGTGTGACGTGCGGCGGGAAGACGGCCGATTTTGTCATGAAGTATCTGCACAAGGGGAGTCAGGTTCTCGTGGAGGGCAGGTATCTCTCCCGGAAGTACCAGACGAAGGACGGCCGCGACGCCGTGTCCTGGTACGTGCAGGCGCAGCGGGTGCAGTCCCTCGACTCCGCCCGCCACGACGGACAGCAGGGGCACCAGCAGGGAGGCGGGTACGATGACTCGTGGAAGTACTAGCGGGAAGGCCCCCACCCCCACCGAGCACGAGGAGCAGGCCGCCCTCATCACGTGGTGGAATATGTACGCTAAGGCGCGGCATATGCCGAACTTCCTGCTTATGGCTATACCAAACGGGGGCCGGCGCACGACCGTGACAGGCGCAAGGCTCCATGCCGAGGGTGTGAGAGCGGGTATCCCCGACCTCTTCCTCGCTATAGCCAGGGGGGAGTGGCACGGGCTTTGGATCGAGATGAAACGCCGGAAAGGGGGCTTCCTCTCCGACCCTCAGAGAACGGCTCTTCTGGCCCTGAAGCTGGAGGGCTACTCAACGGTTGTATGCTACGGCTGGGACGAGGCGCGAGAAGCCATCGTCGACTATCTGGGGGACGAGAGATGAGAAGCGGATCAAAAATATGGACTCCGGTGGCTGACATGATGCTCACCGCGCTCTGTCTGTCGGGGACGCCGGCCTGCGACATCGCCAGAGCGCTGAACCGTCCTGAGAAGGAGTGCCGCAGGCGGGCGAAGGAACTCGGCACGGTAATGCCGCCAAAGCCCAAGCCTTACAGCCCCTCTTTTTCGTCCGACGAGGAGGATACGTTTCTCCCCGGGAGGGAAGACTTCGCCGATGACCTGACGGAGGTGCTGCATGTGGACGCCTGACCGTGACGCCGAGCTGCGCAGGCTCGCTGATGCCATCGCAGATAAAGCGGCAGACGGTGACGGTGCGAGAACCTAAGGCTGGCGGGCAGGTAGTGCTCACCATCTCTGAGCTGGAGGAGGATGAACGATGAGCGAAGTCGCCTTTTGAAAATCGTGAAGGAACTAAAAAAACTTACTATGGAGCCCCAATGAAAAAATTCAGAAAGAAGCCTGTTGTGATTGAAGCCGTGCAGTACACAGGCAGCAATGCGGACGAAGTGTTAAAGTTCATCGGCGATGCCAGGGCAGCCCATGCCGTAGATGACGGCATTGTCATTAAAACACTTGAAGGAGACCACAAGGCTAACCCGAACGACTGGATCATCAAAGGAACGGCCGGGGAATTTTACCCTTGCAAACCTGATATTTTCTCAGGGATCTATGAGGAGTGCTAATATCCACACGTGGAGGCTTAAAAAAATGAAAAGTATCTGCATGCCAAATAAAATGCGTTTCGTCGGCGAAGGCGTGAAGTTCGAGCGCATCAGAAGAATCACAGGTTGCTGACAGGCAAGCCTGAAAACATCCGGCTGTCCGGGATATTCCCGGCTTCATGCTGGTGGTGCCCAAAAATGGGCCGGAAATCAAATAATTCCAGCATGGGGATCAAGAGATGAATGAATCAAACCTTGAGTTCCGCAAAATACCGTCCTTAAAATACCTGTATGAGATCAGCGAAGACGGGCGCATCATGCGCAACGCGAAGAGCAAAAAGCAGATTGCAATCAGACTCGACACGCACCATTCCCACCCAGGCTACTACGCTGCGTGGACGTGCTGTACTTTGAACGGTGTAAGGAAAGTGCGCAGGCATATGATTCACCGTCTTGTCGCGGAATGCTGGCTCGGGCCGTGCCCGGAAGGCATGGAAGTCGACCACATCGACCGCGATTCGCATAACAACCACTACAGCAACTTGAGATATGTAACCCGTTCCCAGCAGATGCGTAACCGCACCCTGAGTGCAGCGACAATCAGCAGGTGCATCGCTAACTGTCAGGCATGGAATGCCCGTATCAGCGTGGGCGTAACGCTCACCAAAAACGGAGAAACCATGTCAGCTTCCAGCCTTTGCGCCGCTTCCCGTCTTCTGGCGGAACGTCTCGGGGGCGGGGCTGAGCAGTACAGGGCGAGGCTGAAAAAGCGCCGCGCTTATATCCGCGGATGGACGGTATCTTATCGGAATGCAGAGACTGAACGCCGGAGGCCCCACGGGGCAAGTAACAGTCCACGACATGTGTATCTTGTCGGCACCCTGGATCGTTTCAACGACGCGAAGCGCGCGGAAGAAGCGGACCGCGTTAAGCACGGTATGGGCAAGTCTGGAAGGCAGGGGCAATGAGCTACAGCAGGGTAATCCGGGAAGGCCTCTACACGGCCCCGACGTTCAACCTTGGCGGAGACTGTATTCAGGTCTGGGGAAGTGACGGCGGCACTCTCATCCAGGACTGCATCTTCGACCTCTCCGCCGTCCCGCTCGCTGACCAGGATGAAGCTATCGACTGCATCAAGGGCGCCCATGTGGTCATCGACCGCTGCGTCTTCATCGGCTGCAAGAAAGCCATCCTTGGGGGCAACGGGGACTACCCGGCAGAAGACAAGTCAGGGCTTCTCTTTCTCAAAAACTGCGCCTTCATCAGGTGCGGGAGAAGGTGTCCCGAGGTGCAGGACGGCGTTATCGCCGATATGAGCCAGTGCTGGGTGCACGACTGGGGCGTGGGATGTTTTGATGTCCGCACCTTCGGCGCATGGGCCCATCACAGCGCCTGCCTGACTGCCACAAATTGTGTGTTCTCGCGTTCTCACAGTCTTTCCCGCAAAGACTGGATCGTGGATCACCTCAATCACCTGGGCGAAGCCTACAACGATGGCGGCATCAGAGACATCTTCTCCCGCCCCTCATGGGTGAGCGGGCAGAGGAGGGGGATAGACTTCACTGGATACGGCGCCGGCGGAAGCAGCGGATGCCGGTTCGTCAATTGTCTGCAGATAGGCGGCGGACAGGAGAGCGAGGGTAATCCGTCCCTGGACTGGCTGAGAGATCTCCCTGACACGTCGCATACGTCTCTGGGGATGGCGCTCTGGGAGTATGCCAAGAAGGAGCTGAGTCTTGAGTGACGAGAAGGAGATCCTTATCGGGCTGACTGGAATCGCCACGCGGTTCCGCGTCTCTAGGGGGACTGTCCGCGCATGGTATGCCCAGGGCGCGCCCATCATCAGGATGGGGACGCGCACCTACAGGGCCTTTTATGAAAACGTGGTAGCCTGGCTGGAATCTCAGGCACAAGGAGAATGGAATGTACGAAGCAAAAATAGTTGACGAAATATGGAAGGCGCTGAACCATCTTCCGAAAAAGCCCCGGCCCCTCTCGCATATCATTTCACAGGCTTTATATGACGAGGCTGAAGCCTGTGGTGGATTGTCTGATCTCCTTGGCACCATTGGCAGCTGGGGAGATACCCTGGATGATGAAGAGATCGCTCAGCTGCTTGAGGAATACAATTCTGCATCATAACTGCGCAATGATACCGAACTTCATTGCGTTGTCATTGCGTTTATAACCCGGTGCTGGCTGGGTAAAGTGCTCATCCAGCACCAAAACGTTCTCCATTTTCCCGACACTGAACATACGCCAGTCTGGAATGTTACCTTTGGAACTGCCTCCGCCTGTCTGATAGCAAAGAAGTTTCAAGCCGTTCTTGTTTCTACCAAGACAATGGGGCTCGACAACACGGGGTAATCCGTCATAAAAGCATGACACGAGAAGCTTGTTCTGAATAGCTGTGATAATCTCGTTTTCTATCATTTTTTTCTCCATAGAGAGGAGCCTGCCGGGGCTCTTCTCTTTTTTTTGACTTTCCGAAAAAACCTGTCAACAAAAAAATTAACGGTCGCTAACGGCCGCTAACGGTCACTAACGGTCTCTAACGGTTTCTAACATCACCTCAAAAACGCCTCTGCCAAACCCCATGATACGGTTTCCCCAAAAGGAGGGGCAGACCATGGGCAGAATTCCGTACCGTATACCGCCGAAGAAGGTGGCGGCCTCGGCAGCACTGATAGCTCTTTTGGGCGGAGGGGCTGCCTATCTCAGCCTCGATACCGTAGCGGATTTTGAAGGGTATGTGCCGGAAGGCTACAAGGACCCCGTGGGCATACCCACCAAATGCTGGGGAGATACGCGCAATGTCACCGTGGGGCAGGAGTACACATTCGAGGAGTGTTCCCGCTCGCTGAACGAACATTTGTACGAAAACGCCTTACCCGTCACCCGCTGTGTTGACGATTTCGACTCGCTCCCGGACAAGACCAAGGCGGGCCTCGTCTCCATGGCCTACAACATCGGACCAACCGCCTTCTGCAAGTCGTCTGTGGCCAGGTACTTCAATCAGGGGCGACGTGAGCGCGGGTGCGAGCGCATCGCTGAAATATATAAGACTGCCCGTGGGAAGGCCCTCCCCGGCCTCGAGAGACGCCGTGAGTACGAGTCGGCCATGTGCCTGCGCGGCCTGCAGGAGGCGAAATGATGTTCTCTTGGCTCACAAAGATTCTGACATATATCCCCGGCATCGGATCCATCATCGAAAAGGTGACTGGCGCATCCGCCGAGGCCGAGAAAATCCGCGCGCAGGTCGAACTCGAGGAAGCCCGCGCTTTCAAGTCGGGCAAGGTCGCCCCCCGCTACGTGAGAGGCTACATCCTGAACGGCATCCTCGCCGGAGGTGCTATTGTCCTCGTTCTGTCTCTCGTCTGGCCGGATCTGCTGACCATCCCCCAGGACCTGCTCTCCCAGCTGGAGAAGCTGATCCGCGTACTGGGAGCCGAGTAGTGGCGCAGCTCTCACTGACAAACGTTTTGCTCGGCCTCCTCGTTGGCATCGTGGCTTTTATAGGCCGGCGCATTATCGAGCGCCTCGACAAGCTGGAGGCGCAGCGCATCGTTTGTGTGCGCGATTTCGCCAAGCAGACGGAAAACGAAGACGCCCATAATAGAATTTGGCACAAGCTGGATTCGCATGAGTCCAGGATTACAAGATTGGAAGCTAAGAAGTAATGGGACTCACGGCTAAACAGGAAGCATTCTGTATCGAATACGTCAAAGGAGGAAGCAAGTCCTTCTCTGACGCCTACAGAGCGGCCTTTTCCTGTGCGCATATGAAGCCGAGTACCATCAACACCAAGGCTTCTGTCCTGGCACAGAACGGTAAGATCAGGGCCAGAATTGACGAGCTGCGCGCAGAAGCGAGCAGAGAAGCGAGTGTAACTCTCGTGGACCATCTGCGCACGCTGGAGGCCCTACGGGATAGTGCGGCCGAAGCTGGGCAGTACAGCGCAGCCGTTAAGGCGGAGATAGCCAGAGGCAAGGCCAGTGGGCTGTACGTTGAGAGGCAGGAGATTTCCGGACCTGACGGAGGGCCTGTAGTGGTGCTTTTCGGAGGACAGAGTCGTGCCCCGGTGTAAGGTGAGTCTGTACGACTATCAGATGGACGCCCTGCGCCAGCTGGATACCCGCCGCTTCGGTGTCATGATTTGTCACCGTCGGTGGGGGAAGACCGTGCTTGCGGTCTCCCGGCTGTGTCGCAATGCCGCGAATGGCGGTGAGACATACCGGGGGGCATATCTGGCGCCGACGTACAGGCAGGCGAAGGATGTAGCCTGGGACTACATCAGGAAGATCGCTGTGGCCGCGGGCGCAAATATCAATATATCGGAGTTGAGCGTGGAGTTTTCCAATGGAGCCCGCATCAGGCTCTATGGCGCTGAGAATCCTGATTCCCTCCGCGGGCTCAACTTGTGCGATGTCGTTATAGACGAGGTCGCACAGATGCCACGTTCCGTCTGGACAGAAATCATCCTGCCCATGCTTGTCTCTACGCAGGGCAGCGCTCTCTTTGTAGGGACGCCTAAAGGAAAGAACCTGCTTCTGTCAATCTGGGAGGAGGCCAAGGCGCATCCCGACCAGTGGGTGGCGCTGATGTTCAAGGCATCTGATACTCATTTTTTTACAGAGGAAACGCTGTCGCGAGCCCGCCGCTCGATGTCCGAAGAAGAGTACCTGCAGGAGTACGAGTGCTCTTTCATGGCCTCGGTAAAAGGGTCTTATTACGGTCGTCTGTTGGAGTCTGCAGAACACGATGGGCGCATCTGCGGGGTTCCGTACAATCCCGGTTCTGCCGTCATCACGGCATGGGACCTCGGCTTCAGCGACTCTACAGCTATCTGGTTTGCTCAAATCGTCGGGCAGGAGGTGCACGTCATCGACTACTACGCCTCTTCAGGAGTCGGGCTCGACCACTACGCCCGCGTCCTGAAAGACAGGGGCTACGTCTATGGCGAGCACCTTTTCCCGCATGATGTTGCCGTGTCTGAGCTTGGTACAGGCACGACACGACTTGAGACTCTGCGGAAGCTTGGGCTCCCCGGTAGAATCCTGAAGGCCACCCGCGTAGACGACGGCATCAATGCCGTTCGTATGCTTCTCCCGAGGTGCTGGTTCGATCGGAAGAAATGTGAATCAGGCCTGGACGCCCTACGCATGTATCAGCGTGACTGGGATGAGAAGGCGCAGGACTTCCGCTCTGCCCCGCGGCATGACTGGACATCTCATGGAGCGGACGCTTTCCGGTATCTCGCTGTGGGTATCGATAGCGCCGCCGCCACAGTGAGCGGCCGCACCTTCGCTCCTATCCACCAGAATTCCATCACGAGGCTTGCCTGATATGAGATCCAAGACTGACGTCAAGGCGCGGTTGCACCGTATCATCCTCTCCGAGATGAGCCATTGTGTCGGCAAGTCCGGCGGCCAGCTCTCGAATCAGAGAGACATGCTGAAAAAGAAGTACCTCGGCTATGGGTATGCCGGGGACGATGCCCGCGCCAAACAGGGGTACTCGACCTATGTCGACAGGACTGTCATGGAGGCAGTTGAATGGGCAAAACCGAGCCTGTTCAGAGTTTTCACGACGACTGATGATATAATTCGTTTCGAGCCGAATACGCCCGCTCAGGAGCAGGCCGCCGCTGACGCGACGCTCTATGTCAACAACGTCATTTTCGGGAGAGAGATGTTCCGCTTGGTGCATGACGTCCTCGCTGACGGTTTGTATCAGCGCGTGGGGTGGTGCATCGCGCACTGTCCCCTACAGAAAGAGACGCGCGTCCTTGAGTATGAAGGCCTGACCGAGCAGGAAGCCATGTCTCTCATTATGGATCCCGCTATGGGCATCTCCGAGGACGGGGACAACCTTGAAGTCGAGGAAGTCATTGGGCAGGGCCCTCTCCCTCTCTACAACCTGCACATCCGCAGAACAGAGGCACGCCGGTCCATCCGGCTGGATGCCGTCCCATCGGAGCGCGTGGTCATCTCCTCGGATGCTGCGGACGTGGAGCATGCGCGGTTCGTCGCCCACTGGGAGCTGAGGAGCCGGTCCGACCTTATCCGCGAAGGTTACGCTCCGGAGGAGGTTGACGACCTTCCAGCCTACGACACGGAAGACGATGCCCCCGAGACCGTCACCGGCAGGGAGATCAATGCCGAGGACACTGCAGACGTAGATGAACTCGCCAAAGAGTCCCGTCTTTACCAGGTATGGGAAGCCTGGGTTGATTGCGACATCAACGGTGACAGCCTGGCTGAAAAGGTGAAGGTCACCTACGTGGGCGGGGAGGACTCTGCCCGCATCCTCGACTGGGAGGAGTGGCCGCTCTACCGGGCTCCGCTTTTCGCGGCATGTTCTGTTCCCATGCCTCACCAGGCCATAGGACTGTGCCTCGCAGACCTGGTCTCTGACCTGCAGGACGTTAAAACTGAGATGACCCGCCAGTTGCTGGACAGTCTCGTGCTGGCCAACCAGGGCGAGATCGTGGCCAACGAGGGCGAGAGCGGGTCGATTGACTACGATTCTCTCCTATCCCGCAGAGCTGGCGGAATCTACAGGTGCCGTGGCGATGCGTCCATCACCCCGCTTAATGTCAACACCAGCGCGCAGGATGCGCTGGGCGGCCTCACTGCCGTGGAGAGCGTGGTGGAGCGCAGGACCGGTATCACGGCACGGACGCAGGCGCTAAAAGCCGACGCCCTCCAAAATACAGCCACCGGAGCAAGCATTCAGGAAGAGGCCGTAAATCAGCGTATCGAGCTAATTGCCAGAGTATACGCAGAGACTTTTTTCCGTCCCCTCGGGCGCTACGTCCTGCACCTGCTGCACCGATACCAGGACCGTGAGGTCCAGGTGCAGCTGAAGGGCCGCTTCATGTCTTTCGATCCCAGAAAATGGGACCCCGATATGGACATTTCCGTTGCCGTCGGTCTCGGGACAGGGAGCAAAAGCAAGCAATTGGCCGCCTTCCAGCAGATCCTTCAGATTCAGCAGGCCTTTATCTCTCAGCTGGGGGCATCTTCTCCCGTGAGGCTCTCTCATGTCATCTACGCATGCCATAAGCTATGTGAGGCCGCGGGCCTGCAGGCGCCAGAGCGCTTCTTTGGCACGGAAGAGGATGCCAGAGCCGCTGAGAGGCAGATCATAGAGAGCCAGAAGAACAAGGGACAGATGGATCCCCTGACCGCGGCCAGGGTCCAGACGGAAAGGGTCAAAGCCCAGACGGCGATGCAGAAGGCCCAGGTTGATATGCAGATTCGGCAGGCCCAGCTCCAGAATGAGACTCAGAGCAAAGCCGTCAAAGCCCAGAGTGACGCGGCCCTGCAGGCTCAGAAGATGCAGGCGAACACGCAGCTGAAGGCTCAGGAGCTGCAGGCGGAAAAAGAGCTGGACGCTATGAAGCTGGCCATGGGCGGAACAGCCCCGGCTCTCACCAATATCAGACAGCAGGAGGTCTAAATGACGGATCTGGAAGAGAAGAAGAGGCAGGCCGACGAGGCGGCTTTCATCATCAACTCCCCAGTCTTCCAGCAGGCCTTCGATGCGCTGGACTATCGGTACGTCAGCTCGTGGCGGAAAGCCCAGGACATCCGTGCCAGGGAAAGATTCTGGCTGATGCAGAAAGCACTGACGGCAGTACGGGAGCAACTTCAGGACACACTAAACAGTTATCAGACTTTAGCAGGAGGCATACATGAGCAAGGCTAGCGAGATGCCGGCAGAGGCGTCGGCAACAGATCCCGGCCCGGCCCTTTCCGGGCAGACCATTGGGGCGGGCACGGATACCAGCACCATAGATCGTGCTCCACTCGAAGCCGTCAGAGGGCGGGAGATTGACTCCACAGACGAGCTCTCTGACGTTCTGGCAGGCGAAGGCGCCGACACCCACGATGGCACCGTCACAGAAGAGGACGACCTCGGCACGGCAGACACTGGCGCCGCGGACACTTCCACAGAAGGAGAGTCTCCCGCAGAAGGCGAAGATGCCGCGCAGGCTGATATTCCCATGCCCGAAGGTTTTGAAGAGAGGACCTGGGGTACGCTGACCCCGGAAGCCCGTCAGGCCGTCCACGGTATGGCAGTGGCCCAGGCTCAGGCCCTGGCACAGGAACGCCAGGCAAGCGCATCGGTCCGCACTGAACGCGACCGTCAGATCAACGCTGCAGGCGATCTTCTGGCCAACGCGAATCAGCTGCTGCAGATGATCACGGACGCAGAGTACGCCGGAATTGATTGGGGAAAGCTCAGTCAGACGGACCCGACGTCTTATGTACAGCTTTCCCGGCAGTACGCGCAGCGCAAGGAGGCCATCCAGCAGCTGGGGGAGCGTGTCAGGCAGGCAGCCCAGGCAGTGCAGGCTCAGCGTAAGGCTGAGTATCAGCAGAGCCTGCAGAACGAGATGGCCGCAGTCGAACCCCGGCTGAAAGCCTTACTGGGAGCTGACTTCAGCGCCCCGAAATTCGCGCAGGAGGCTGCGCAGTATCTGGCCGGGCAGGGCGTGCCGATGGACGCCATTGGCCGGATTTCAAAAGGGTATGAAGTTGAGCTGATCGCCAAAGCCATGGCGTATGACCGCATGGCCGGTACCCGCCGCATGGCGGAGCAGAAAATGGCCGATGCCCCGAAGGTCGAGGCGGGAGGCCGCTATCCCGGAGGCGATGAAAACGCCTCCCTGAAAAAGGCGCGCGCGATTCTGCGCAAAAATTCGAGAAGCACGCAGGCTCTCGCCGACGTGCTCGGCTCTTTGTAAGAAGGAGGCCAAAATGGCTATCGTATCCGGTCAGCTTCAGGATTCTGCCATCAAAGGCAAACCCCGTGACCTGATGTCTATCATCTTCGATGTCTCTCCCACCGATACCCCTTTCCTGTCTATGTGCGGCAAGAGCAAGGCTATCCAGACGCTCCATGAGTGGCAGACTGACACCCTCGCTACACCTGCAGTGAACTCGACTCCGGAAGGTGCTGACGTCACCACGTTCAGTGAGTCTACAACCACAGAGTTGAGTAACAAGACTCAGATCCTTTCTAAGGCTGTGTCTGTGTCCGGCACCGCCCAGGCAGTGAAGCAGGAAGGCGTCAGCCGGCAGTATAACTATCAGCTCGCCCAGAGAACAAAAGAGCTCAAGAAGGACGTCGAACTCGCCCTCATTTCCAACCAGGTAACCCGGTCTGATAATGGGTCTGATGGGCGTCTCATGCGCGGACTCCCCACCTGGATGCTGGCTGCCAACTCTGACGTGGCCGGCACTATCGGCTCTGACTCCGCCGCATGCGTGGCTGGCACGTCCCGTGAAGCTACCCAGGCTCTTTTCACCGGTGTGCTCACCAAGATCTATGAGTCCGGCGGCGAACCCGACCGCATCATGTGCGCTCCGGACATCCGTGTGGCTCTCTCTTCTGTGCTTCGCGGAACGGCCAACAACAGGATGGAGAACGCGGATTCCAAGCGCGCTACTGGAGTCATTGACGTCTACGTGTCGGACTTCGGGGCATTGAAGATTATTCCCAACAGGGTGCAGGCCTACGAGGTCTACAGTAAAACCTGCGCGTTCATTATCGACCCTGACTACTGGAAGGTCGCGTATCTCCGTGGTTTCCAGGAACAGCCGCTCGCCCGCACCGGCGACAGCATGAAGGGGCAGGTGCTGGTGGAGTGCACCCTTGAGGCCAGGAACCCCGCATCCAGCGGCATGGTGGCCGATCTTAAGGTGTAGCCGTCATGGCGCTCGAGCTAACCCAGCATGTGTCGGGCGCCGTCCTTGAGGCTCGCGGGGACGGCGTCATCGACCGCATCACCCCCGATGGAATTCTGACAAGGGAGCAGGACGTCACCGAGATCCTTAGTCAGAATGCGGAAGAGAGGACGGAAGACCGCTTCCGGGGCTTCCGCATCGCGCCCACGTTCAGGAGGGTGGCAAGCATCCCTGTGGCTGTTGTGGATATCGCTAAGGCGCAGGGGCTGGATATCCTTGGCAACCCCGACGACATGCGGAAGTTCCTCAATGATCCGGCGAACGCAGCGTTTCGGACAACTCATGAAGTTGTCTAGTTGTGGATGGGAGTTGTGCAATGGCCGATTTGACTACTTATGCGGGCCTCCAGTCCGCGATAGCTGACTACCTGGGGCGGGAAGACCTCACGGAGCGTATCCCTACCTTCATCAGGATCTGGGAACAGCGCGCCGACAGAACTCTGCGCCTGAGGGCTATGGAGCACCGCTCCCACGCCTTGCTTCCGGCCGGGCAGGGTCAGATGCCGCTCCCGATGAAGCGCGTTCCTGGCGACTGGGACGTTTTTCTGGAAATGCGGGATATCGTCTGGGTGCCTGTTGGCGGTCAGCCCGTAAACCTGTGGTACGCGACGCCGGACGACTACGCCCGGCTACTGTCAGAGACAGGCCGGCCATACTGCTTCACCATCCAGAGCAACGACCTTTTTCTTCTTCCTTCTCCCGTGGAGAGCGGCCGGCTGGCGCTCACGTACTACGCAGAAGTGCCACCCCTGTCAGAAGAGCAGCCCGACAACGAGGTGCTCCTGCGCCATCCGGATCTGTACCTCTACGGTTCCCTCGTGGAGTCGGCCGTCTTTACGCGTGGCAGTGTCCCCGACGACCTCTGGGTGCAGTACTACACCCGAGCCGTGCATGACATCGAGGTACAGGAGCAGAGAGCCCGCTACCCCGTTGGAGCGGCCATGCGGCCATTTAGGAGAGTGTAGCTATGGGTTTAACGAATTACGGCGAGACCTATATGCTCGGTCTATATAGGGACGCGAAAACATACTATCTGGGACTTTTCACGGCGACGCCGTCCGAATCGGATGTGGGCACGGAAGTATCCGGCGGAGCGTATGCCCGGCAGACAGTCACCTTCAACGCTCCGGTGGAGGGCGACCCATCCTATATCACCAATGCCGCAGTGGTAGAGTATCCCACGGCCACGGCCGGATGGGGAACCGTCGTAGCATGGGGCGTCTATGACGCGGCCACGGGCGGAAATCTTATATGGTACGGCAGTCTCTCGGTCTCGAAGGAGCTGTCGGCCAACGACACCATCCTGATACACGCCGGCGAATTGAAGCTGACGATGGAGTAAGCCGTGCGCGACTTCACTCTCGAGGACTTCGACACCCATTTCGGCGCTGATATCGACAGCTGGGACGGCGTCTCTCTCGACGATCAGTACGTAACGGGAGAATGCACCATGGCCGCCCAGAGTGGCGGTACGGCGTCTCCCGTGCGGGCCACCGTCCAGACCGTCACAGGGGCGGCGGAAACCGGAGAGGAGCTGGCGTACAGGCGGGCCCGCGTCCTCGACGGCGGTATGCCCTCCAGCGCGGGAGTAACCGGCGGGAGTCTTACCTACCGCAGAGCGGCAGTAGAGACGGCCCAGGCCGACGCCGTAACCGGCGAGGGCACGCTCAGTTACATCCGCCGGCGCAATCTCGTTCTTCTTCTGGCCCACTGCCAGAGCGGACAGGAGATATACCTCAGCTTCCGCGGCTGGGCATGGTCCCCTTACGACGCCCCGCAGGATACGGGCCTGTGGATACGGGAGACAGAGCAGTCCGGAGAGTGGGAACGTGAGCACGGGTTCAGCCAGTTTGTCGAGGGGGGGGTAGGTAGCCGATGACAGCCAAAGCGTCAAAGACCGTTCTCGAATTTGGCGCGTGGGAGCCTGACGATCCTCTCCTGAGAGGCCTTCAGGCGCCTGAGGCGCGCAACGTTATTCCGGGCAAGAGCGGGTACCGCTATCTGCCGGGCGTTTCCCGCCTCTCTTTCCCGCAGCTCCCGGGCGGGCGGTGCCTTGCGGCCTACACACTCAAGGACGTGAACGGTGACCTCCTGACCATCGCGGCCTCCTCTGCAGGTCCCATCTACGCTCTGGAAGGCGGAGAATGGGTCTCGAAACTCTCAGATGAGACCGTAAATACCAACCGTGTGTTCGCGAACTGGGGACCTTCGCTGTACCTCTTGCATGGAACGTCACTATATAAATCTTCCGTGTCCGGAGGATTCGGCGACTTCTCCGCAGTGTCAACGGCACCCAAGGCGAGCTGTATGGCCATCGTAAAAGAGTTTTTGGTCCTCGGAGACCTCACGGATGCACGCCAGCGGATCCAGTGGTCCGCCATGGATAATCCCGACACGTGGCCCACGCCCGGCACAGATGATGCGGCCGCGAAACAGTCTGACTACCAGCATTTCCCCGAAGGCGGGCGCGTGATGGCCGTCATGGGCGCTGTCGGACAGGCTGACGGCCTCGTATTCCTTGAGCGGTCTGTCCAGCGCATGTCTTATGTGGGTTCGCCCTACGTTTTTTCGTTCAAGCAGATTGACGGAGTGCGCGGCCTTCTCGCCCCTAGGTCTCCCGTGAATTTCGGAGCGGGGTGCGTCTATCTGTCCGAGGATGGCTGGTATCTCACGGACGGGACGTCAACCAAAGCTCTGGGCATTGAGCGCGTAGACAACTGGTTCTTCAACCAGCTGGAGCACACGCGGGTGGCCGAAGTGGTCGGCTGGCACGATCCGGTGAACCGCATCTGCATCTGGGCTTTCCCCACAACTTTTGCCGGGACCGGTATTCTCGACCGTGTCCTTATATACTCCTACGACCTGGACAAATGGTCCTACGGCGTCATCTCCCTCCAGACGCTTTTCGGCGATTACGCGAGAGCGGAGACCCTCGACGACCTGGATAAATATGGCCCCCTCGACGCTCTCCCCTTCGGCACGCTGGACGCGCCTATCTTCATGACTGGCCGTTCCCTGATGGGGTGCTTCGATTCTGAAGGCTATATGGGCGTTCTGAACGGCGCGCCTCTCGAGGCGGTCATCGAAACGCAGGAGATCGGAGGTGACCGGGTCATGCTTCATGGCCTGCGTCCCCTGGTGGACAGGGGGGATGCGCGCTCACTGCCTATCTATAGGGACAGACAGCAGGACATCCCGAAGTACGGCCCTCTCCGGTCTCAGAGCAGGGACGGCGTATGCTATCAGCATCTGTCCACCGTCTATCTTTCAGCCCGTGTGGTGATACCCGGCGGCGGTACGGCATGGCGTGACGCGTCCGGAGTAGAGGTTCTCGTGGAGCCCGAAGGAGGCATGTAATGGCACGTTTTGTAGCCCCGGTGGCGTCCACGGACCCGGCGCACATTCAGGACATGTGTCTGGCCATCAATGGCGCGCTGGCGGGGGAGACGCTGAACACCGGCACTTTTACCTCTGCCGCGGGTACCATCACCATCGATGACCCGAGGTGTAGGACAGGCAGGCTTGCCGTCCTTGTTCCGCTTGACGCGGCGGCAGCGGCGCAGACCTGGTATCTTTCTTCCATGACGCGGGGGTCTATGTCCTTCACTCTGACAGGTGGCGGCACGGGCTCGTGGGCATGGCTCATCTTTGGAAACGGAGATTAGACGATGATGACTCAGATAAATAATCCTTTCCAGCGGCAGAACGGCCTCCAGCAGGGGCAGATAGGCGCGGCGCAGACCGGCCAGTATTCCCGTCCGGCCGGCACGGTCACGCCTCCGGTTACGTCCCCCGGCATGGGTGCCGGTGTGCCTCAGATGCAGGGGCAGTCTGTGGGCGGCCAAGCGGCCGGTGGCAATTCCGTGATGGGTAATATCGCCAACATCGGCGGGCTCCTCGGGATGATGAACGGCACGGGCCAGCTCACCACCGGCCAGAACAGAATGCTCGGGGCCGCTGGCCTCGGAGGAACTATCGGCTCTGCGTTCGGCCCGGTGGGCTCTGCTATCGGCGCTGGCGTTGGCGCCGGTGTAAACGCAGTCTCTTCTCTCATGGGAGGCAAGTAGCCATGGCAGGGTTTGAACGGAAGTATTCCCCTCAGTTTGGCGGACTTTACAAAACGCCAGCGGGCAAGACTACCGCGGCCGCAGGCGCGGGCGGAGCGGCTCCCAGAGCTCAGGCCCCGGGCGTGGCTCCGGCTCAGGACGCTCCAGTGGATCTTTCCGGACTTGGAGGCCTCCTCTACTGGATGGCACAGACTCCGGAAGGGGCGATCCGCATGGATATGGTGCAGGACCCGAAACTTTCCAGGGGCGCCACTCCGGGCCAGATTACCGCTGGTATCGCCTCAATGAGCCCCGAGGACAGAGCGGCAGCTGACGCCAGCCAGTTCAAGGTGGACTACGGTTCCCATCTGTGGAGGCCGGCGTTCACTTCGGGTGCGGGGCAGGCGGCTGCGGACCCAAGAGGCGCAGACTCCCCTATCGGAGCAGCGGTGGGCACGCCGACATATCTCGATCAGCAGGGAAGGCAGATTCCGGCGCCCGATGCCGGGTTCTTTGACAGAATGGCCTATAACCTGGGGAAGTGGTTCTAGTGTCACTTGAATACGCTTTTATCGATGATTGCTCGAATCGGTTTCTGAAGGCCTTCTGGGAGAAAGCTACGACATCGGGACGGCTGGCATCCTTCTTCTATGACAGGGCGCCACAGTCCCTGCCGGACTTTGTCCGCTGGTGCAGAAGCGGCAGCAATCTTCCCTACTTCGTGGGACTCAAAGGTGAGCTCCTTGCCATGTGCGCCTTGAACAGCGCTAAAGGTCGGACGGCGTGGGGGCACTTCTGTGTTCTCCCGTGCGGTGTGAGACGCCATGAGGGCATGCCTCTTCAGGTCGCCATCTGCGTGGGTATGCTTGCCCAATGGCTTTACGCTAGGAACGGAAAGGAGTTCGCGCTGGACAGGGTCCTTGGTTCCACCCCCATGACCAACAGGGCTGCGGTGAAAGCGGTACATCTCATGGGCGGTCATGACGTGGCCACGATTCCCGGCTCCTGCTTCATCTTCCAGGAAGATCGCTGCGTGGATGGCCTTGTCACTGAGCATACAAGACTGACGGTCCCGGTATCGGGACTGGATTTATAGGAATAGGAGGTCACCTATGGGCGGTGGCGGCGGAAAAGGCGGTGGCGGAGAATCCGAGACCACGAGCTCCTCGGCTCCGTGGAGCGCGCAGATTCCTTACCTCATCGGGGGAAAAAACTCCCAGGGAACAGAAGTCAAAGGCGTCTTCCCCGAAGCGGCGCGGCTCTATGAGTCGGGCGGCCTCGCTGGGGAGTATTATCCCGGCCAGACGGTGGCCGATGAGTCAGGGTACACGACTCAGGCCAGGCAGATGATTGCCAACAGGGCGACGAATGGAGATGCCAACATCGACAACGCCGCTTCCTCGATGGCCCATATTCTTAATGGCGGCGCGCTGGCGAACAACAGCGGGCTCAACCTGCTGAATCAGTACGCGGGATCGACGAATCCGTACATCAATTCTCTGTTCCAGACAGCGGCGGACAATACCAATGCTGCTATCAATTCCAATTTTAGCCAGAACGGACGCTATGGCTCTGGAGCCCAAGCGAATGCGATTGCCTCAGCTGATACGAATCTGGCTAACCAGATGTACTCGAACGCCTACAACCAAGCTGTGAGTGCGGCAGGAAACTCGGCCAATGCCTACAACCAGGGCATCACCAGCCAGATTGCCGCGGCAAGCCCCGCGCAGTCCCTTAGCAATCAGAAATACACTGATGCGGCGCAACTGGCTCAGGCCGGCACGAGCCTTGACGATTACAACCAGAGCGTTGTCGACGCCAATGTCGACAGGTGGAACTACAATCAGCAGCGGGACATGACAGCCCTGCAGAACTACCTGAATCTGGTAGGCGGAAGTTACGGCGGATCCGGCACGTCCACCACGGAAACGGATTCCGGCGGAAAGGGAGGAGGCAAATAATGGCGTATCCGTATGATGATACTCCGGGTCAGCAGGAGGCTATGCCTGGTGGTCTGCTCGGTACTATGCTCGGTCCCCAGCAGACTGCTGCTATCCCCCACTCGATGAGTCTTGGCAGGGTAGCTGCAGACAACGCTGGTTTCCTTGCCGGCCTCACTGCGTTGTCCATGCTGGCGAACAACAACGGCAGAAGGAGTTTCGGGCAGCTCCTTGGCCGCGGCGGGCTCGACGCTCTCGGTGCACTGGGTACGGCCGGAATGCTCGGATACCAGCAGGACAGACAGAGAACGCAGGATGCCTTCGTCAGAGCGCAGTGGGATGCCGCGCAGCAGGACAGGGCATTCAACAGGCAGCTCGCCCTCACCAATCTTGCCCTGACGAGGAGCATGGCTCTCGGGCGGATGCAGAGGGACCAGGAGAATGCGGCCAGACAGGCAGATTTTAACGCTGCGCTGGCTGGGGCGGGGGGTATGCGCCCGTCGCCTTACGGAGCGGCTATGATTCCTGACGGATCGGACCCGTACAGCATAGCGGCTCAGTCTGAATCCGGCGGTAACCCGTGGGCCGTATCCCCGGACAGAGGCGGGTCTACATCCTATGGCCGATACCAGTTCAACACATTGCCTGGCAATTCCATGTGGCAATTCCTTGGCTATTTACAGCACTCCAACCCAGGCCTATATCAGGCGCTGGGAGGCGGGGCTGTCCAGCCGGGGACGCCTGCCTTCAATAGAGCATGGGAGAATGCATCGAAGAGCTCCCTCGGCGGGCAGATGGCTGACGCGCAGAACACCTTTTTCAGGGAACAGTTTGTTGACCCGGCTCTAGCCAGGCTGAAAGGAACCGGGATGGACGCCTTTGCCCAGAATCCGGCATTCATCCAAATGCTTGCCTCAACAGCCGCTCAGCATGGAGTAGGCGGTGCTGCCCGCATTCTATCTGCGGCCTGGAATGGTGTGGATAAGACACAGAATCCGGAGACGCAGCTTGAATCTCTTGTCCGGAATACGTATGCAGGCAGGGCCAACCCCAGCGAGTTCATCAGCCAGCTCAAGGAAGACCCGGCCTTTATGTCGAAACTCAGATCCCGCTTCGAGCGGGAAGAGGGGCAGATCCTGGGCATGCTGAGAGGAGGCCGTACTTCCGGGCAGAGCGGCCAGTCTGACGACCTCGGGTCGCTGGACGCCAGGATACAGCAGATTACAGCCCTGATTGCCAACGCGCCGGACGCGGAAAGCCGACAGCGGGGCGAAGCTGTCCTGGGGACCCTCAGGGACAAGCGCAATGCCATCGTCGCCGGAGCCAACAGAAAAGATGACATCGCCAGAAAAGCGGAAGCAGATCTCTTTGACCAGGGGAACCGCCTCCGTAAAGACTACATGGCCGATATCAAGGACTATCGCACCTATGGGCAGAATCTCTCCAATCTCCTGTCCTACGCCAGGCAGGGGAACGGCGTGTCGGACGTGGCGCTTTTGTACGCGTTCAACAAAATGCTCGACCCTACGTCTGTTGTGCGTGAAGGCGAGTTCCGCAACGCGCAGAGTACGGAAGGCCTGCCCACGCAGGTGGCCAACTATCTGCAGCAAATAAGAAGCGGCGAGCGCCTGAGCCCGTCTCAGCGTGCGGACATTGTGCGTACGGGTCTGGCAGTTTTCGCAGAAAGGGAGAAAGAACAGCGGGGCATCGAGGCGTACTACCGCAATATGATGACGGGGCTTGGCATTGCCCCGAAAACAATCGACGGTCTGATATACACACCCTTCAGGGATCTGGATGGCGAGGTCAACGCGTATCTCCAGAGTGCCGGCACCACCGCCCCCCAAAAAGCAGGCCGGCAGGAGGCAGCCCCGGTGCAGGATGCTTCAGGCGGCAAACGCGCCGCGGATATGAGCAACGACGAGCTGCGCAGGCAGCTTGGGCTATAAGGAGAAAGCATGGCAACCCGAGAAGAGCTGCTGAGAGAGGCGTATGAACGCGGCCTGCTGCAGGGCCCGCAGAAAGACGCTTATGAAGAGGCTGTCAGGCGAGGCGTTATCCGGCCAGCCATGAGCTGGGGGGATGCGGCAGTGTCGGCCATCAAAAATATCCCCAGGTCTGCCGCCAGCACATTGGGAGATATGGCCAATGTCGTGCTACATCCTATAGATACGGCTACGGCTCTGGGCGGGCTCGCCGCTGGCGCCGCAGAGAAGCTGATTCCCGGCGAGCAGGGGCAGGAGCGCTACGTTGATGGGCTGCTGAATTACGTCAAATCCCGCTATGGCAGTTCCGAAGGCTTCAAGAATGCCCTGGCTCAGGATCCTGTTGGCATCCTGGCCGACATGTCCACTCCTTTTACCGGTGGCTCCGGAGCTCTCAAAGGTATCGGCGCACTGACCAAAGGCGCGGGCAGAGCTGCCAGAGGTCTGGGCATAGCCCGGGCCGGCAATGCCCTGGGGGCACTGGGCATTGCCGCGTCCTCCGCCGGGGATGCTTTGGGCAGAGCGTCTGCTGCCGTTGACCCGATGAACGCTGTTATCCCCAGAGCCAGTGAATATTTTGCCCGCAGGTTGTATCAGGGAGCACTCAAGCCGAGCACAACGCTCAAACCGGCCGAGAGAGACGCCCTTATTCAGACGGGCCTTAACGAGCGCATCCCCGTGACAAGAGGCGGATACAGCAAGGCCTCCGGTATAGTCAGAGACCTGGATGATCAGGTGACGGACGTTCTCGAAAAAGCCAAAGGCGAGGGTAAAACCATCGATCCCGGATTCGTTATGGACTACGCCCTGGACACCATCAACAGCAAACTTCGTTCCCAAGTCTCTCCCACGAAAGACCTCGACACGGGAATGAAACAGATTCTCGATTTCGAGGATAACTGGGGCAAGCACCCCCTCACTCCGCTTCAGGCACAGGAGATCAAGCAGGGGACGTACCGCAGTCTCGGCAACAAAGCATACAAACATATGCCTGGCAGTGAGCTGAAATCTGCGGAGGTGGAAGCGCAGAAGGCTCTTGCTTCGGGGCTTCGCGAAGGGATCGAAGAAGCCGCCCCTCAGGTGAAGCCTCTCAACCAGCGCTCCGGACGCATCCAGTCTCTGATGACAGAGCTGGAAAGAGGAGTAGGCCGCACGAACAACTGGAACATCCTCTCTATGCCGGGGCTTATTGCTGGAGGAGCCGTTGGTTCTGTGGGCGGACTCGGGCCTTCGATGGTGACCACAGCCCTCACTTCGGCCATGAGAGATCCATGGCTCAAGAGCCAGGCTGCGTTCTGGCTGCACAACCCCCAGAATCTGCTCAATGCGAGAAGACGCGCGTCCGCCGCTTATCTCGGCGGAAGAGTCGCTGATATGCCAGGCATGGATCAGACTTCTCAGGAATTCCGCCAGCAGGTTCTGGATGGTCTCCTCGGCACCATGGCCAGAGGTGACTAGACGAGAAAGGGAAAATAAAATGCCAATTTCCGACTACAGCACCACCGCAGACAACAACACATCCATCAGCTCAATAAACATCGCCGAAGGATGCCTGCCCTCCAACGTCAACAACGCGATTAGGCAGCTCATGGCGGATCTCGCGGCATACCGTGAAGATGTAACCGCCGATATTGCGGCGGCCGTAACCAGCGCACAAACTAACTTCGATAAATATTTCCCCTCCGGATGCCGGATGTTTTTCCAGCAGGAGGTCGCGCCGTCCGGGTGGAAGAAGATTACCGATTATAACAACTGCGCGCTGCGCCTTACTTCCGGCAAACCCGGAAGCCGGACGAATGGGAAAACATTCACGGACTGTTTCGTGGCTGGAAGGGGAACAACAAGCAATAGTATATCCATGGGCGTTTACGAGACAACGCTTTCTCTCGCCCAAATTCCCTCGCACACTCACGGTCTGTGGGAGCTTTTTGTCGACGCTGGCGGCGGTGGCTGGGACGCGTGGGCCGTGGCCCGTTACGGCGGGCAGAACGGCTCCGGCAACTATTACGGCGATGCCGTAGGCTGGAATGGCGGCAACGGGTCCCATGGCCACGGCACCTGGAACAACGCCCATGCTCACAGCATAGACTTCAATGTGAACTATCTGGATACTATTTTAGCGGAGAGAGTGTAATGGCAGGATGCCCTTTCAGGAATTTCTCAGAATGCCCCGAACACAACAAAAATTGCGGGTGCGAACTCTGGATGAGCTACAGCGGGAGTAAGGACAGCGTAAACGCCTCTTTTGAAGGGTGCGCGTTCACGCTTACCCCTATGCTCCTTATGGAGCAGGCAAATGTTACCGGCATGCTCGCCGGGGAAGTCTCCAAGGTGGGGGCCGAGGTGAGCGCCGCCAGGTGTGAAAACATCGAAGAGGGCCGCGCCCTGCGGGAGCAATTCTACACGCTTGCCAGCGGGAAACCCCGTCTCGTGCAGGCTGACCATAGCAGCACAATGAAGGCGATTAAGGAGTAAGCAATGGAAGAGCATGTAACGGTAATTCCCGGGGACGGCGTTATCTCTGTCAACGGAATCCCTATGCAGTTCAAGTTTCCGCCTGTGGCGGGTCACGAAAAAGTACATGCCATTCAGTGGCATGAGGGGAGCGGAACACTTGAGCTGGACGGCTTTACAAGCGAGCCCCTTACGGCGTCAGACTATGACCGCGCCGTTGCTCCCTATGTACAGTTCTGGGAGACGGAAAAGGCGAGAAGGGAGGCGGAAAAAGCCGAGCAGGAAGCCGAATACAACAGAATTGAAAACGTGAAGGCCCGCAAGCTGGCAGAACTGAACCGCGCCATGGAAGAGGCCAAGCTCTCTTCTTCTGTGAGTATCCAGTCTTCCGTGGGCTACACGGTCAACGCGAATACAACCGCAAAACAGAATGTAGACGGCCTGATTACGGCTATGACCGCTACCGGCAGGGATACAGTCAGCTTTATGACTTTCGACAATCAGCTGGTAGAACTCACTCTTGACCAACTGAAGGCAATCCAGCTGGAGCTCATCAGCTACGGCAACAACCTGTATGCCCGCAAGTGGGCGCTGCGTTCGCAGATAGAGGCCTGCACGATCAAGGAAGAGGTGAACGCAATTGTCATCAGCTACGCAGATGTTACGGCATAACCTTCACCAGCTGGCGATTGCGTTTGACCAGCTGGGAAATGTCTTCGTGTCCTGCGCCTTCGGCGAAAAAGCGTGGGCCGACGAAACCCTTTCCGCTCACGCGTGGCGCTGGCAGGAAGAGGGCGCGCGAAAGTGGCCGCGCAGGGTGATTGACGCGATGCTCTTCTGGCAGGGCGAGCATTGCCGGAAAGCGTATGAGAGTGAGAAGGGCCGGACACAGCTACCGGAGGCAGAAAGATGAGTGTATCCGACTGGTCGGCAACAGCCGACGAAAATACCACGGTTGACGGTATCAACATAGCCGAGCATTGCCCGGCTAAAAACATGAACGACGCCTTACGGGCGGTGATGGCCGCGTTAAAAAACAAGTGTGATACCCTCGACGACACAGATAACACATTGCGGCGTGGAGCTGTCGTTGGTGAGATCCGCTGGTTCGCTATGTCTACGCCTCCGGAAGGGTGGTTAGTATGTAACGGGGCTTCCGTGTCCACGTCCGATTACGCCGCTCTATTCGCCGCAATTGGGAAGACTTTTACTCCGCCTTATTTAGTTGGTATAGATCCCCCAGTTGAAGATCCAATATATAGTGACCCGATTCATTTTAGGTTGCCAGATTTGGCAGGCAAAGTCCCGTGGTATGATCCGGCGAAACGCAAAGACGTGGGAGCCGTGATTGACGCCGGACTGCCGAATATCACGGGTCAGGCGACCTTCATAAGCTCTGATGGCGTAGATAATACTCAATATCCAGATAGAGGAGCGCTTTATTGGTCAAACTACGCTCATAATGTCAAGATGCAAACGATTAGCGGTACAGGAAAACGAGACATCATGATTGATGCTTCCAGATCAAACAATATTTACGGTGCATCTACTACAGTTCAACCGCCCGCTCTCTGCCTTCTTCCCTGCATTCGATACGAATAGGAGGCTAATATGCAAGCATACATGTATTCAATAACTACACATGAGTTCCTCGAATCGGTACCATGTTTCCCAGACCCTGTAAGGTCACGGATGGAAGGGCGTGAGGTGTACCTTCTCCCGGCTAACGCCACATTCACGGCGCCCCCGGCAAAACGCGCCGGGTACACTGCCCTCTGGAACGGATCCGGGTGGACTGAAGCCGAAGATCACAGGGGAGCCCAGTATTGGCCGAAAGGGGCCCCGTACAACAGCTCCCCCGTGGAGATGAAGGATTTGGGGCCGCTTCCTGACGGTGCATCGCTGACGCGCCCGGAGCAGACCGACGAAGAAAAGGCCGCGGAAGAAAAACGGCGCAAAGAGGCAGAGGCCGAGGCGGCCAGAGTGCCCGACCTTGAGGCGGCGGTTGCGGAGCTGGGCATGACTTCCGCCTCCGGCAAAGAAGAATCGGACGCGGCCGCCCTTGACCTCGCCGCCTACGCGGCTGAACTGGAACAGAGAATTGCGAAACTGGAGGCAAAAAATGGCTAAAATTTACTACAGGATGATTAAGACCGGACGCATGACCATTGAAGAAGTTCCCAGCCGCTGGAGAGCGGCCGTGCAGGCAATGCTCGACGCGGACGAATAGACAAGAAAAGCCCCGAAAAGAACTATCTTTCGGGGCTCTATGCGGCGGCCTTTTCCGGCCTGCACCATAAGTTTGGTGCAGGATGTGTTATAAGTTATTGAAATTACGTTAAATACGTATTCCCTATGCCGGACGGTTAATCCATGTCTTCATCTTCCAGAACGTAGATTTCAGCCCTCCAGCCGTCACCATCGCCGCTGTCAAGATAAACCGTATGTTCACGGGATCCGTAAATATGCTCTTCTATAAACTGCTGTGCATACAGAATAGCGGAAAGAATGTTGTCCACTTCATCGCCGTAATCTGTGCGTTCCGCCCAGAGATCGTCGATAAAGTCACCGTGAATGGCTTCAGGCTGTCTGCTTATCACGGATTTTTTCAGGTTTCACCAGTAAGGCCCGTACTGCCTGTAAGCTACCGGGTCTTTTCTGAGAATACGGACAAGTGTGTTGACGCATCTGTTGCACCATTCTTCTTCTGTGGTTCCTTTAAGGGCTTTTTTGCGTTCATCCGCAAGGTCCTCATGGGACGGCTTAAAAAAGATGTCAGCCATTTTTTTTCTCCTGTTTTAAGTATGCCGGAATGTTTTTTTGCATAACATTCAGATGAGTGGGTAAACTGCCCGCCGGTGGGCCTGCAGGCGCTCCCACTGCCGTCAGTCCGCCTTCATCCCCTACCCAGGAGATGGAGGACTTCTGGCGGATTAGGTTAAAAAACCGGGCGTTCTATCGCTCTCCTGAACCATGGGACAGCGCAATGCTGCCTTTTTCTCTGCCATGGCTTACCCTTCCCTGTATTTCTTTTTTTTTGTTTCTCACGAACCAATCACCAATCCCCCGCCACTGCCTTTGCCCGGCGTCGTATTCAAAAGTCGGGCCGGAGAGCTGTTTGTAACCCTGCTCGGCAAGGGAACGGGCTGAAACAGCCTCTCCCCCTTCTTCCGGCTTCACCTTTTCGTTCCAGAGACAATCGGTAAGTGTGACAACCTGTTTGCCATCAGGAGAGAGGAAAGAGAAAGAGTACGTAGCCGCCGTTGGCCTCTGGGGTCTGACACCGCCGCCAAGGATAAAATCAAACGGCACTCCGTACATAAAAAAGTAGCACTCATTAGGGGACAAATGTTCAGACCAGATAGGCATATCTGGGGGCGCGGGGAAGTTATCAATCATAACCGGGAAAAGCCCGGCACAAGCCCCCGTGAACGTCGGTTTCGCGCGTTTGTTCCACTGGATGCCATCAGGAAATTCAATCACTGTCATGCCGGTCACAAAAAAATATCCAGCCATCTTTACACCTCCGTATTCCAAGCCCATTCTGTGGACAAACGTTTTTCATTCTTTCCCTGTCCATAGGGTCTGCCGGAACTTCACCAAAAAGCTGCTAACATCCTCACCCCATTTCGGTCTCTGCGGGAGTCTGGAAGCGCGTCAGACAGTTGTAAAAAACTGACCTTTTAACTGACTTCCAGAACAGTGGGACAACGGAATACTGTCTTTTCCCCTGCCATGGCTTACTCTTTTCCATCTTTCTCTTCGTTGTCTTCATCGTCCCCATCTTCCACGAAATAGTCTCCAACCCCCTCCCACAGCCCTTGTCTGGTGTCGTATTCAAAAGTCGGGCCGGTGAGCTGTTTGTAGCCTTTCTCGGTAAGATAGCGGGCTGAAACGGGCTCTCCCCCCTCTTCCGGCTTCACCTTTTCGTTCCAGAGACAATCGTTAAGCGTGACAACCTGTTTGCCATCAGGGGAGAGGAAAGAGAAAGAGTACGTAGCAACCCCCGTCCACTTATCCAGAATTATCTCAGGGAAGCCATCCGGCCCCAATTCGGGTTCCGGTTCAGGTTCCGGTTCTGCAGGCCTTTCCCTGCCGCCAATGATGAAATCAAAAGGAACCCCATACATGAAGTAATAACATTCTTCGGGAGACATGCTTTCAGACCATAAAGAGAGAGGGGCGCACGGTCCAAAACCGTCAATCATGGAAGGCAACAGCTCTGCCAATGCCCCGGTAAATGTCGGTTTCGCGCGCTCGTTCCACTGGATGCCGTCAGGAAATTCAATCACTGTCATGCCGGTCACAAAAAAATATCCAGCCATCTTTATACCTCCGTATTCCTGGCCCAATCAGGAGCCAAACGTTTCTCCACAGGGCCGCCGGAACGTTTGGATCCTTCCTCGTCCTTCTGCTCCTGGGAGCGGTTATTCCGAGAATTTCATATGCCGCTTCTGCCCGAAAAGCGTCTTCCTCTTCTTATCCGTGAACTATGTCTGGCGCCGCTGCCGCAGATGAGCCAGCTCTCCTTTGGGCCAGCTGACGGTATCGTTCGTACTTCCGGCTTCCGTGCACTCTGTGCAGCCGGCCTTTTTCTCCATTTCCCCAAAGGGAAAGAGCGGGACATCCTTTGTTTCTGCATACTTTTCCTTCTTTTTGTGATGTATATACAACAATTAGTTTAAAAAAAAAGTAAAATCAGAGTCTTACTAAAATTTGAAGCGTGTCTTCCAACTGGGTGACCCGTTCCTTTCCCAGTATGTCCTCAAATCTTTTCTGCGCCTGTTTCCATAGTTTTTTTGCCAAACTGCAGACCTGGCGGCCTTTGTCTGTCAGGGAAAGATATCTGTCTCGTATGCCGTCTTCT